ATATCTTTGCACCCGCATTGATAAGGGAAATGACTCGGTAGCTCAGTTGGTAGAGCAATTGACTCTTAATCAATGGGTCGAGGGTTCGAGCCCCTCCCGGGTCACACACGTAAATATACTAATAATCAAGAGGTTGCTAATACAGCAACCTCTTTTTTTATTCTATAATTTGCGTTTATTTGTCTAAATTCTTAGTTTTAAGGGTCAAAAATTAGATAGTTTAGACAAGATGTTTAGAAATAGTTTAGAGTTTTTATCATGGCAATATTCAAAGCAGTAGTACAGAAACCACGCTCAGACGGCTCGTATTTGGTATATATACGATGCACTCACAATCGCAAACTCGCGTTCATTAAAACAGACAAGTATGTTGAGGCAAAAAAAGTCAAAGGTTCAGAGATAAAAGACCAAAATATCCTAATTGAAATAGCAGTACGTATAAAGAAGTATCGTGATAAATTATTGACTCAGGATACAGAAAACTGGGACGTGAAAGACGTTGTAGAGTTTATACAACAAGGAAAAACGGGCATTTCGTTTTTTACGTTTTGCGACATATTCCTGCAAAAGCTATCCAAAGAAGGACGAGATAATAGTTATAGAGGGTATATGGCAACCATTAATTCATTTAGGCTTTTCATAGAACGGGATAGTATAACATTTCAAGAAATAACAAGTAAACTACTAAAAGAGTGGATAGAATCACTCAAAAGCAAAGCAAGGGCTAAAGAAATGTACCCGACATTATTAAAAGCAATGTTTAATGCCGGATGCGAATATTATAATGATTACGAACGTGATATTATAAGGATAACTAATCAGCCGTTCCGGTCAGTTAAAATACCAAAGGCAGACACTCCTATAAAAAGAGCAATAGAATCTAATCTAATTCGGAAAATATTCCGCGCCGAACCAACATACGACAGGGGTATACTTGCACAAGATGTAATAAAGATGGTATTTTATCTTGTAGGTATTAATACTGTTGATTTATATAGCCAGAAGAAAACGATATATAAAGATGGTAAGATTTGCTATAATAGGGCGAAAACAAAAGGAAGTCGAGAAGACAAAGCATATATCGAAATAGCAGTTAATTATCGCGCAAAACCATTCTTTGAGAAATACAAGGACAAAAAACATTTATTCAACTTTGCTAATCGTTACACAAATTCAAACGAATTTAATAGAGGGGTTAACAAGGGACTAAAAGGTTTATGCGAAGAACTCGGCATTGAAAAAATAGACACATATACTTTCCGGCACAGTTGGGCTACTATAGCAAGAAATCATTGCGGAGCGAGTGATGCGGAAGTTGCATTTGCACTTAATCATGTATCAGCACATAAAATAACGCAACGATACATCAAAATAGACTATTCCCCTATCGACAAGTTGAATAAAAAAGTAATGGCATACACTTTTAGAGTATCTATAATAGAGGCAATGAAAGATAAGATTGTAAAACTCAAAAAGAAAATATAACAATATTTCGAAAAATATAAAAGGCTCGGCTAAGAACCGAGCCTTTCAATGGTGTTCAATAAAAAGGCATCAAAACTGAACCAAAGTCATCTTCGACACTATCTCGTTAAATTTATCTTGAATAATCGCTTTTTGTTTTTCGGAAGCAAAAGCAAGTCCTTCCTTATACTTACGCATAAGTGACGGATTAATGCCAAGAGCGACAGCGAACTGAGACACATTAAAGAAAGGAAACGCAGTAAAGAATCCAGAAAAATCATATTTGTATTCAACTTCTATACCGTCAGAATACCAATCCGGATACACACCTTTCTTATCTTTGTAAAAATCAGCTTGCTCCTCAATAATATCAGAGAAATCTTGCTTTGCCTCCTCCTCTGTAAGACCATAGCCACAAACTCCGTCTACGGCTTTTGTGTAAACGCCATACCCTCCGTCACTCGCTTTTTCAATAATTGCTACAATTTTACCCATATATAATAAATAATATAAAGTTTTATTCAATAAATGCCACTCCCTTCAGGGAGTGGCAGAACTTTTACTTTTTCAATCCGGCGGCTTTCATCATAGATTCTAAAGTACCTTTTGGAACTTCTTTACTCGGATGACGTCCTACTGGTATGAAATAGTCGAAGTCAGGGTGAACATATTTATAATGCTTCCTCCCTTTCTTGATTGTCCAGCCTGAGCCTTCAATCAACTTGTAAAACTCTGAGAACTTCATAATGTAAAAGAACTTTTTATTGAACAATTCAAAGGTAACACATTTGTTCCAAACAGCCAAACAAAACAGTAACATTTTTGTTCTTTTTTTATTTATGCAAAACCGCTCCATCTTCACAGACAGAGCGGTCGGTTTACAGCAATCTATTAACAATGAAAAAACTCAGCACTTTTTCTTTAAGCCTAATCGGTTTATGCTATCCCTAATTCCTTTCTTCTATCGTAGATGTATTTAATATCGGCTGTTATTTCACTCCATTCGTATTTACCGTCTGATAGATGTTCCACTATACGAGCACAAAGCTCTGTATATGCTTCTGTACGTTCGTTAACGCCTAAGGTCTTAATGTATCTTATTACCGCCAAAAGCCTTTCGTTAGGGTCTTCTATTCCAACAATACTATTTGCTAATCCTAGCTTATTGGAAAGGCCTTCTATATTAGCATCTAACCATTTACGCACACTCAAATAAGCTGCATCATCTATTTTTGTCGTTGTAATAGAAACAATTGCACCAATAACCGAATGAACGGATGAATTGTTATTTACAGCCTTCACCGCATCTACAACTTTTATTGCGATACCAGTGTATTGCAGCAAGGAACTTGAGCCTTTATCGAATGCTCCTTTTACCCAGCTAAATGCAGAAGAAAACCATCCGCCTACTCTCTTAAAAATGTTCATAATTGTATGTATTATTTATTATTAAAAATGAATTATTTAAGAATATCACTATCGTCCTGACAAGGTTGCTCGTCAAAGGTCTTTTGATACGCTTCGCATAACTCCTCGTTAGTTGCATCAGGTAGTCCAAGAGTACGACGAATAAACGCCACATCCTGAAAAATTGTCACAGCATCACCGTCTTTAACCGTAATGAAATCGTTCTCTTTTGCAGCCGGATAACTGCTATAAATTTGCTCTAATGTTACTCCGTTAAAGGGCTTTTTATCCCAAAATTGTACTGTTCTCATAAATCTTTAATTTTATAATTCTGTTATTATTACTTCTGATTCTATTTTTTCTGTAATTGTACCGCTTGTATTGTCGTTTATAAATGAAATTATATCACCCATCGTTGCAGAAAATTCCATATTTGCAGCAATTGAATCTTTATTTCTTTTCACTATTCTGTTGAATATAGCAGAGGTTTGTCCTAATACGGGAAATTGCTTCATTGAAACCGCAATGTCATAGCGTTCAGTATCGCGAATGGCGTCATTGGATGAATTGCCTCCTCCTATTACATAAATCTTGTCACCAACAACGGCAGCAGCGAGAGCACGTCTCCCTACTGGCATAACACCAAGACTCGACCAAGTGTTCACTTCTGGGTCATAGCATTGGTTAGCGTTGGACGTTACGAGTTGGATGTTGTTGCTACCACCAGAAGTACCACCTCCTATTGCGTAAATTTTGCCATCCATAACAACAGCAGCATGTGCAAATACGGGTGTTGGCATGGCAGTTTTATTTGACCAAGTGTTAGTTACAGGGTCATAACATTGGTTAAGATTAGATGCGCCGGTGACGGGATTGTTAGCAGGCCGACCTCCTCCTATTACATAAATCTTTCCATCAACAACAACAGCAGCAGCAGAGTGATATGGTGTTGGCATATCAGCTTTAGTCGACCAAGTGTTAGTGACAGGGTCGTAACATTCGACGTAAGAAGAGACTGCATTACAACGGTCAACATTGATAGTTGATGAACCTCCTCCTATCGTATAAATCTTACCATCAACAACAGCAGCAGCAAGGAATAACCTTGCTGTTGGTATGGCAGCTTTATTTGACCAAGTGTTAGTAACAGGGTCGTAGCATTGGTTAAAGCTAACGGCATTAGATGCAGTTGCTGTAGCACCTCCTATTACATAAATCTTTCCATCAACAACGGCAGCAGCATGCGCAAATACAGGTGTTGGCATAGCAGCTTTAGTCGACCAAGTGTTAGTTACAGGGTCGTATCGCTGGTTGACATTAGAACCGCGAGTATCTAAAGCCTGTGCTCCTCCCATTGTATAAATCTTACCATCAGCAACAACAGCGCTAAGAGCACGCCTTGCCGTTGGCACGAGAGCCTGTTTTGTCCAAACCTCTAATGTATTTGAATGTATATTTTGAAAAAGAAGGATACGCTCACTTACTCCACCACCGACATCTATCCCTTGAATAAATCCATGTATAGCCATATTAATGTAAGATTGAGTAGTTGAGACTAATTGCAGCCGTAGGCTTCTTCTTGGCGTAAACAGTAAAGCTACCAATAGCCATATCTGGCAATGAACTTACCTGCGCTTCTTTCATTAACTCCATGTCCGCACGGGCAGCAGAGAATATTACTACTGTATTATCCACTATTTTATTATCACTTACTGTTGCCTTAAACTCATCACCGGATGCGACCCATGAATCAACAGGCAAAGAGGCCACTCCTAATGTTGCCTTATTCGACTTCTCTGCGATTTTAGTCAGGACTGTTGTTGCAAAGTTCGGGTCACCACCCAAAGCGTCGGAAAGTTCTTTTAGGGTATCTAACGCATCCGGAACTCCGTTCATTAGATTGTCAATAGCATCATCTATCAACGCTTGCACCTGCGATATGCCTCCCCCAGTCTCCTCAGAGGAGGCATACTTAAAAAGCTCTTGCGAAAGTTCCTCTATATTCTCTGTCGTTGCCTGAGTGTCATTTATTACAACATCACTAATGTCGCACCTAATAGTCCAAGCATCGCGAGTAGACGTAAATAATATAGACCCGTCTGAAATGTCGACACGCAAAGAACCCTTCTCAATAATGCGTCTCGACTTTTTTAATCCGATTATTACGGATTTTCCTGTTGTTGTAATTTCCATAACTACACGTTTTATTATTAATATTACGGCTGAACTCCTTCTGCATATAACACTTGGTGACGATTGAAGCCGCTTCTATATGATATGTGCAAAAAGGTTGGATATAAAATAGCTTGGTCGAAATCAAGGCGCAACTCCAAGAGTTTGGATAGAAGTTTACGAGGCTCTATATACGCAACATCAGCAGCCTCGCCTTTCTTGTGCTGCGAGGTAGGCGTACCGCCAACAAGTTCATTTACTGCGTCAGAGCGAAAACCACTACTAATAGATAATGGATCACCTATCGCCTCACGCAGCGGCTGCAATACACGACTACACAGCCGGCTAATATTTTCTTTCTGTTCTGCGTTAGGCTCATTCTTTAGTCCATGCTCTTCGGCAGTCTCTGAATATATAAATTCAGATAAATGAAAATTATCCGTTAGTTTCATTTTTCTTTTCGCTATTTAGAAAATCCCATAGAAAAGGAACTCTCTTTGTTATTACATCAAGTGATAGTACATAGTACATAAATGCAAAGAATCTATTGGCCGGGAACGAGAAATGTAAATTCTTGAATATATTACATAGATAGAAGTATGTACAGGCATAGGTAACCGTCTTCACAACTAATGCGCCTTGTTCAACATCCTTCTGTAAATAGCAGGCCAGATGAATCAGTGCAATCGTTGAAATGTAGAACAACAAAAACATTGTTGCCCTCAAGAACTTACTAAAGTTAGGACCTGCGCCATTCATTACTCTATCTGCTACAATTCCAAATACCAAATCAAAGGCGAAACATATCGCCAATAATATCATCGGGTTAAATATTGGGTAGAAAATCGATAACAATGCTCCACCCAATACCGATATAAATGCTCTTAGTGTATCCATAATTATTATAGACTAGTTGCCATAGGAATCCAATAAACTGAACTGTGGCTAAAATTCGGTGCAGCGATAAGCATAACAGCACGCGCTTCAGATATGGTATAGAGAATCCTGTCTGAGGAATCCCTGATAGAGAGGGGAGAAGTCATCACTCCTTGATGTACAATAAAACATATTGTACCATTATATTTTATATCAGAAGGCAAACGTACCGTATTAGAAGCAACCCCCGTAAATATGACATAAGAGAAAGATTCGTCAAGATTGAGCGTTTGCCCAGCTGCATTTATTGTCTTAAAAGGTAGCATTAAGCGGCCGCTTAACATCGCATTATTGGCAGTCATATTACCCTGAGTGTCAACTGTAAAATTGCCGTTACCGACATTCATGGTTTGCGCTTGTATTGCCGACGCAATAGTATTGCCCGTTAGATGGATAGATTTGGATGCTATATCTATTCGATTTGCGCTTATGCTAATAGAGCTACTTATATCTGAGTTTACCCTATCGCGCACCCTCGAAACTATTGCATTCTCATCAATTGTTATCCCAGAAAGTACAAGGTCGTTGATTTCATCCCTTATCCCAAGCATTACTCTATCGGCTGTGATATCTACAAACCCTTGAATCTCATCTCTCTTCACGGTTAGGCTTATTTGGTCTGCCAATTGAGTGATACGACTTTCTGCCCTGTAAACACGCTGTGTGAGCTCTTCTGTACTCTCACTCCACGTAGTAGCAACATTGCCCTCCTCGAGTTGAATACGATGCAAGCAAAGGTCATTACCAACATTATCTATATTGCGACCACCGGCATAAACAACTACATATCCATTTTCTTGCACCGGGCTTCGGAAAGAAAAGGTTTGACGCCCGGAAGAAATAGGGAGTTTTCGGCTTGTTAGCAAAACACTATCAGGGCGAAATATCGCAACTTCATATTCAGTTAAATTTGCGGATACTGCAGAATCTACAGAGAATGTATAACTAAAATCTGATTTTAGTTTATTATACAGGATTATATTATCTCCACTGCTACCTAACGATTGTCCTTCTATTGATATTGGGGTATATTTTTGAACATATCTGCTCTGTCCATATTGATACAAGCTACCGTTATAAGGTATTACATCGGAATATTGGGCGACGTGCATCGTTTTGGCATTCTTTTCGCCAAATGTGCCGGATTTTATAGAATACCAACACACATCATTAGGCTGCCTTGCTGAGAGGAAATAGACTGTATCATTTAGTATTCCGGCAGATGGTCCGGCAGATGCTACTTTATAACCCGTACCAGTCCATTTCTTTTCAGCAATATTGTAATAAACCAAATTATCTCTTGTACCGTCGGATGCTCCTCCACCTGAAAAATAAATAATACCATCTTTCGATGCAGTTCCTTGATATCCGGAGAATTCGGAGAATTCACTAGGAACATAATCATATACCGACGAAACCCTCGACGACAGGTCGAATCGTTCTATTACTGTTGTAGTATTTGCACTTCCTCTCCGTGTTGTGCCATATGCTGAATAGATAGCATTATTATAAAGAGCAGCACCAAATTGCTGCCTTGCAGTATGCATTGTTCCGACAGAGGAAAACGTCTTTGTCGCAATATTAAATGAATAAATTGTACGATTGGATTCACCTGTGGTTTCTTCTCCACCTAACAAATAAACAATATTGCCAACGAGCACCGTTCTTAGTCCGTTCAACGCCTTCGGCATTGAGGCATAGTTTGTCATCTGATTGGAAGGTATATTGTATTGATACACCGAATTGCGAGACGCACCACCACCAAACATATATACATTATCACCATAAAGAACACTTGACGCCTCATCCTTCTGCGGAGTAAAGAAAAGTAGTGATTCGGCAATACCATCTATAGTGCTTTGTGAACTTTGCGCAGAAACAGTTAAGCACCTTTCTCTACTATTTTCAAGTAGATTGACCGCCCCGATTTGAACACCGTCAAATATCGCAACAGCCAAAGCGCTATCTACATACTCAGTAGAAACAACATGTTCTATTTTATTTGCAAACTGGTTTATCTGACTTTCAGAATTTGTAACACGGCTGCCTAAATCGTGTATTTCTCCATTTATCAGACCTTTAATACTGTCTACCTGATGTAGAGTAACTTTGCTGGTTATTTGGTCGGCGAATTGATTTACCTGACTTTGCTGATTTGTTATTCGCTCGCTAAAAACTCTTATACTATCAGCTACATAACCGAAATCAAGACCTTCTATACCATCCAAATTTTCTAATAGGATATCTATATCTCTAAGAGCGGTATCAACCCTCTGAACAGCAGCGGATATTTGGCCTTCCATTACTCCAAACTGAGAACTTACAGAAACACCATCTTCCGTAGCTAAATTACCCTGCAGATAAATATTACTTCCATATAAGCCGTATCCGTGCAAGCTGCCCCACGCCGGAGTAGTTATACCGTCAAGTTTTCCCATACGAACAACAGTCTTCCCATTAAAGGATGGCGAATTTACACCATCAAGCACATCTATATACGGAGAATGACTATCATGCGCTGTTAGGTATATCAAGCCTTGTCGTTCCTCATCTGTTAAATGCCCGAACTGTACGACCTCATCTCCTGGCTCAGGTATATCAATACCATCAATTACCGTTAGTGTAAAATAATTAGGAACAACTGCACCAACCGTCGCAACATAATACTTAGCATTTGTGCCGCTCCATGTTTGACAACGCACAATATCACCCGGGACAAAAGTTATATCCGTATCGTCCGGATACACTCTATATGATCCGCCAGAGGATTCAACATTGTTTATTTTTGCGTTAGCAGCAGACACAACAATACCGCCATTTGTGGCACGGATTTTCTGAATTAACAGTTCGTAAGTTTTTAATGATTTGCGAACAGTCACATTGTCAAACTCGGCATCTGCTGAATTTCCATTCATGCCTATACGCCAGCCCTCACCGGTAAACCCACTAACAAAGGTTGGAGACGAAATATCGTCTTTTACTGTAACCTTATGCCCTTTTAATACCTGCCCGTTAACACAACTTATTAAGCCAAAGAGTGCAACGAGAAAAATTGATAATCGTTTCATAAAATACATGTTTTTATATTGTTTTAAATTCATACTCGATAATTATTCCGGAGAGGGGTTCTATCTCATCTATGATTAGAGAGAATCCCGTATTATTAAACCATGTTGCAGAAGGAAACGTGTGTAGTACATCTTCCCTTAGAAACCTTGTGCCGGATTGCCTCATACGGTAAACTTTTATTTCTGGCTTTATACTTGCGCCGCTCGTTAGAGGAGTAGAGAAAGTTACACGTACATCGCGTGATGTTGCAGAGATACGACCGATTGCGCCTCTTACCTCAGATATAGCCTCAACCATTTTTACCAACTGCGAACCAACACGATTCGCCGTGTTTGCGCTTATTTGGGTTTCGTCTCGTATTGTTTTTGCTCCTGTGAGCAATGATGTATAATCTGCCATATTATTTTAATTAAATGTTGCGTCAAACGTTGCGTCAAATATCCTATCACCATCAAATCCATCAGAACCGCCTAAAATCATTTCAGCAAAAGTATTCTCCTCCTCTACATCGACCTTAAACACATAAAGAGGATACATTTCTGATATTACAGACAACTCCGGAGCAGACCCCTCTGAGCGTGTATGCTTCACACCATTTATACGTACATCGGAAAGTGACAATATATGATTTACCTTATCTCCAACCCATTGCGGAACACCAAGCCGAGAGCCTACAGTAAGGGTCTTTTTATTATAAGGGAGTGCCGATAATTGAACGATTGAGTTGGATTGTTGGCGGAAACTCTCTGATTCTACAAGGCTTTGCATTTCGCTATATAAAAAGCCGCCCTCCACCCTGAAATCAAAGAATAACCTTCCGTCGTTTATAAACAGGGTATTATAATGGTTTATACGGTGATTATATCTAAACAAGATAGTATCCTCGATTTCGCTCGTTACTTTAAAGAAGGTTGTAGATAAGAGATTGCCGTTTAACTCGACATCCAACTTGTACAAATCATCATCTATGTTTGATATCAAATAGCCTAATATCTTATCACCATCACCAAGAGAAAAGGAAGGCGGTAATTCTCTTTTTTTTCCTGTATTTAGTGATGTTAGATGTAGTGCAATGCTATCCGAATGGGTCGTATTAAATTGCATCCGTATAATGTCAGAGGGCGCAAAACGTTGAACATACACCTCGTCTACCTCAAAGGAGTGACGATACTTTCCGAACGATAGGCTGCTATATTTTGATAAGGATACTGACATTACGCAAATGTCAGTAAATGATAAGCGATGTCAGGGATTTTTATGTCGCTTGTATTGCGGATGTTTGGTATTGGTAGACAAGAGAGAGGAGGCTTACCTACCCCTCTCTATTAATGTCCATTCCTCCTCTTCCCTATGTCCTGTATTCATATCGATTTGGTCAATATATCCGGAATAAGTTTTACCGTTATGCCTTAATGTCACAACACCGTTTAACTCGGAAGGAAGACCCTTATAGTTGCCGGTATTGAGTTTTATTGTTTGCGACTTAACGTGCGAAGTGGGCGTTTGTACATTCTCCGATATTTTCACACCACGAACGGAGATATTAGAATTTGCATCCGAAGCCGTAAACCTCAACTCCGATGTGCTAATACCTATTAGCTTGTTATTCCATTCAGCTATAGCACGAGGATTCAATATCTCATTAAACCATGTATTATTAGCACCGGTTAGAGTTCCGGTCCTATATATAGTAAATCTGCTACCCTCATCTTTCAATGCCAAAACAAAGACATCAGTATCACTATCCGTATCTGTTGAATCCTTATATTGCTCTTGACATAACAACTCGAAGCCGAAGCAATCAGCGCGGTAAGGACTTATTAATTCCAGATTATTGTTATATATAACATTATCTAATCCTGTACTATAAGAATGAGTACCGTTAAATTCGAGTTTCCCGTTTGTTTCCTTGTAATCTTTCTTTTTATAGCCTGTAGTTATAACTGAATAAACAGAACTTTCATCTGCAGATATAATAGGGTTATTTGCGACTTCATTTTCGCTCAATGCGATAACGACCTCATCCTTAAAGAGTGCATCACGACGACGGAAAATCAAAGTGTTACCTTCATAAGTTGGCTCAAAGCCATACACGTACATCCAATCTCTGAAATCATTATAAGAAGTATGTATCTTCGCATTGGTTAACGCACGAATGCTCTCCGCTGCGCATAACATTAGCGATGCTCCCGGAGTTATATCGTTTAAACCTTCTATTCGTCCGGAGTACTTGTCATTCTCTGACATATCATTAATCAGGCGTTGAAGCAATGTTTCAGGATTGATAATTGATATTTCCGGCTCGTTTGCACCGATTGCCTCCCATGATACATTAAACTCTTCAAAATTTTCTACTTGAAAGCTATAAGTAGACCCTCTCGTTTCTATTGCCAGCGCAATGCCGAGACATTCACCCTCATCCAAAGAAATATCTTCTGAAGCAAAGTCTATATCAATCCGACCATCCCTACCGATAATAGGCATACCGAAAGACCGTAAAGTCAATATGCTGCCATCTGGTGTACGCTTAAACAGAAAGACCCGACCAGCGTCAAGAAAGAGAACGGACGTTACAACTACCGACATTTTAATTTTTAATCGCAGACCATCGACCCTGCCGGTCGCTTTTAGGAAATACTCGTTATAGAGATTACCTGCTACGCCCTGTTGCGTTGAAGCCTCAACATTAACACGGTCGTCAACAATCGACTCCGCTGCAGTTAAATGTAAAAACAACGTATGATAAACGTGCGAAACAGAAGATACCGGCTCAGTAGAAGCGGACCACCGAACAATACTATCCATGTGGATACGGCTATAGTTTAGTTTCTCCGCACGCTCTATTTCACTTACCGGAATGTCGAAATCAGTACTGCCTTTTGAAGCTAGCAGAGATTCTATAGTATCCTGCATAGATTCTATTTCAATCGTCTGCGTGTCATCCATGTAGGTTGTAAAGTCAAACCGCATTGTTTTCTCCTCGATATAGTCGTTTGTGATATCGTTACGACGAGATATATGCACATACAAGTTTGAGCGCAACTCATCTTTTTCCCATATTGAGCGGATAAGGTCGGCAGCTTCCATACAGAAGATAAAAGCTGTCGAGTATTCTATAAAGACTCCGGACAAGTCATTGCGCTTTAATGTTAAGCCTATATCATTCGCATTTGTTACGTACATTGTCACATCCAATCTATTAGGAACACTTTGCCCGGATATTTCTATCTTGGTTAGTGGATTAGTGACAAAATGAACTCTTCTTATCCATGCAGAATTATTCGCTACGATTGTGCTTATTAAATCTTCCATTGATATTACCTCCTTCCAACTCTACGAGAACCTATTTGACGGCTTGCAATATCAACGCGAGCAGGAGCTTGCTGCGATAGGCGGTTTATTCCTGCTATCATTTGACGCGTAAGCCTAATCATATCGCCGTTCTCTTTTATTATTATTGGTGATTGATTTATGTAAACATCCGGAAGGGCAGGAGCAGATGTATTTGCCGCTATATCTGCCATCGCTTTATTAAAGTCAGGAAGAACTACCGTGTGTTGAGGCATATCCGCTATAAAAGTAGGAACAGAAGGCGATTTGTACATCTTGCCATCAGGCGTTATAATCATTTCCGAACGTCCTCCATCACCGACGATAGCATCACCGCCCGGGTGGTCGTCTGTTCCTTTGGCGTATCTCGTCGCCATTACTATAGCCGATTGCGCTGCACCTAAAGCCGTTTGTAGAATGTTCACAGGTATAGCACCAAGAAATCCTAATTGAACTGTGTTTTTTACTATGGCAGTAGCTGTATCCATGGCAATCTGCGCTAAAGCTTGTTTTTTACGTTGCTCTGCCTGCTTACGCTCTATGATTTCTCTTTGCGCCGCCGACCTTGCCTCTATATCCGCTTTATTTGCTGCTGCCTGTTCATCGGACAATAAACCAGCCTTGTTTTGCTCCTGAATTCTACTTAACTCCCGGTCTCGCCACTCATCATTCTGCTTTGCCTCATCTTCCAGTCTTTTGGATTGGTTCTTAAATACAACATCAGAAAAGGAAAGGAACGTATCGGCTATTTCTGTCATCAGTTGCTTTCTTTTCTCGACGGAACGCTCTGTGTCTGATATAATCTTATCATTAGTCTGCTGTTGCACTTGTAAACGAAGTGCTGCGATACGTCTTTCAGCATCCAGCCTATCCTCACCGGTTAACATTGAAGCTGTATATTCAGCAATACGCAATTCCTCTTGTAATATATCATCGGAATACTTAAAGGCGATATCTCTTTTCTTTCGCTCGTACGTCTCGCGACTCATAATCCCCTTTTCATATTGAGAAGCCAACTCGGATAACTCATTACTCATTGCCAAGTCTTGCGATATAGCATAACTCTCGAACTCTTTCATTCGCAAACCATTCATCGCGTGCATTGTGCTGTTTACAGAGTCTAATCGAAGTTTATCATACTTTTGCTGTATCAAAACAATATCCGCACCTATCTTCTCAGCCGCTCGGATTTCCTCCGTTTCCCGAAGCGAAAGCATTTCCATCGTTAGTAGTAGCTCCTCCTGACTGCCCTCTTTTACATAAGCGAGCCTATTTTCAAGATTTGCCTCTGATATGCGAACTCGTGCATTATAATCGAAATCCTCCAACGCCTTTGATTTTTCTAACTCTATCTGCTTTATTAACTCAACTTCATTCACACCACGAAGTTTAGCTGTATCAATTCGCCGCTGATAAGATAACTCCAACAAGGCGCGCTCTTTCTCCGTGCTATCGTTCATCGCTTGCAGGGTTGCCTCTTGTATTTCCCTGCGATAGTCTAACTCTTTTCGTAAGTTTTGTTGCGTTTCTCGTGCCATAGAACGCATAGCCTCTGAACGTTGAGAGTTTATTGTCCGAGTTCTGTTATTATATTCAGTTTGAGCATTCGTCGCAGCTATTGTCGCTTCTGATATCCTATTCAGTAAGTCGGTGCTGGGAGAAGTTCCGGACATATCTCTTTCTCTTTCCAATATTGATAAGTTCTCCTTCGCTATCTCCAACTTATTTTGAAGGAGTTCGCTTTCTTTTGCAGCAGCCTCGTCTAAGAATTGGATTCTTTCCTTATTTGTGTATTTATCCTTTTCGACAGCCTTTGCCCTTAGTTCGGCGATGTCGCCTTCTATTTTTGCATTCTCCTCGTTAGCTTTACGAATCCTTATAGTTAATTGCAAGCGACGACGCTCAACCTCTGAAAATTCCTCTACTTTACCTGCCATATCATCAGTAATACCAATCCAATCAGAGAACTTTACAATAGCAGCAGAAACAGCAGAAGCAACATTGAGAAAAACAGTAGCTAAGTTTTCAAATGCCCGAGTAAGATACGCCGCAATGACTCGCATAGGAGACATTACCTGTTGTAGCTTGTTAAATTGCTCTTCATTGCCCTTAGCCACATCAATAGACTTTGAAAAGACAGCTACTAGTGCAGTAATTACTCCTACAATAGCAGCTATCGTCGCTACAATCGGATTCGCTAATAATAGTAGTAACTGTTTGCCTAATGATTGAACACCGGTAGTCGCTGCACCTAAGGAAGGGCTAAGGAAGGATAGCGTTTTGTTTAAATCGGAGACAGCTATATTGTAATTGCCGACTTGTAATTGATTCTTTCCGGTAGCCTTCTGTAGTTTATTCATCTGCGCATATATCTTTTCGGCTTGCGCTTCCATTTCTCGCTTAACCTTAACATTATCGCCCTCAGCTTCTCCCATCTTGTTAATCTGCAACTTCAATAGACTATACTGTGCGGATAAGTTATCATAACTGCCGATAGATGTATCTGCAACCTTACGACTAAGCTCCATTTCTTTACGAGTGTTCTTCATTTCCTCTTGAGTCTCTTTCTCTAAATAGAGAAGCCTTGCCTTTTGAGTCCTATACTCTTCCTCTGACATTGTACCGGATTTATACGCATCTTCTAAATCCTTTAGCGTCGTTTTTGTTTTTGCTTGTTGAGATTGTAACTCTATCAGCGTTATGGATTGTTTTTGGATTTCATCACTCAAATTCGCAAATGCTTCGGCGGCTTTCTTTTCAATCTCACCAGACATTTTAGATACACCTTCGCGAAGAGTTGCAGATGCGGACGCTGCTTCGTCATACATTTGAGACAACTCAGACACACCTTTTTGATACTGCTCCATCGTAATATTACCATCGTTCAGGGATTTCGCAAACTCTTGCTGTAAACTTGAAATAGCACCCATACGAGAAGATAGCGTTTGCGCGGCGGTAGTTGTATCGATTGTTCCTTTTAGAACTTCTTCCATATAGGCAGCTAAATCCAACTCCGTCACTCTCTCCATGCGCTTTCGCAACTCTTCATAACCAAGCGCAACATCTTCTATCTGCTTGATATCTTGACCTTCGCTACTTTCTTGATTCAACTCATTTAGAGCTAACTTTGCCTTTTTTAAATCCTCGAGGCTCTTAACTTGGTCGGCATTTTTTTTCGTAGCCTGTTCTGCGGCCTTATTCATCTCATCCTGAATATTACTATGTTCCTTGTTTGCGTCGTTTACGTCGTCAAATAATGGCTTAGTCTTTTTTATGAGGGAATCCAATGCCGCCGCACCAGCCGATACATTTTGAAACTCTTTTGCCGCCGCTTGCAGATGTGGCAATATATCAATTAATCTTTTATTTGTATTATTTAGCCTTGTATTTAAGCCTGTTAAGTTTGTGAGGACTTCTTTTTTTACTAACTCATTTATGTCTCCGGTTGCTGCCATTTTCTATATCTTTTTTGTATAGTTTTAAGTATGATGCATATTCTGCAAGGCTTATATCCGTCGTTAAACGAAAACCTGCATTTTTACTAAGATGTACAAGAATGTCGGTAAAGTCCGAAGACTTTATACCTTTGCTTTTACCGTTACCCTTGCTTAACAATTCATATTGCTTATATGCCTCCTTATAGCGAATAACCCGACCTTTTAAGAAGCCATTTACACGCTTTATCGCTTGCACATAATCCGATTCTCTTTTTGGCATCGCCACATTTAAGCCGATAGACTTCAAATATGGCAAGCCGTCTGATATTTTAGACTTTAGAAGATTTAATACTACTGTTACGAGTGCTACTTGCGATTGATACATATATACATCACGAATAGCCGTGAAAATGGCTTTCGCAGTCTCGTCGCCTGATAACTCTGCAAACTCCGCGCATAGCTTGAGTTTCGCTTCTTGCAATACCTCATCTTTTGGAGTACCGTACTTTATTAATGCTCGCAGATTATCATTGCATATAAGGTCTATATATACACTTAAGGGGCAAACATCGCACGTATCATATAAAGAATATGAAGTGATATATACTCCCTTTGCTGCCTGCCTTTTGAAAACACTCTTTTTTGTCATAGTACTTCTTTTTGTCTCGTTCGTATATCACGTAGTCGGCTTTATCTCGTTGTGACTCGTTGAATGCCATATCAAAGAGGTTTCTTTCTGCGGTCGTCTTTCCGCACGTCCTTTGTAATCCCATATCTTTAAGTTATTAACGACGACCATTAAGATGGTCGAGCATTGCTTTTCTTGTAAATTCCAGCCAATACCATTGCAAATGCTTAGGCGCAAGACCTAAAACCTTATTGTTATATTTTGCATTTATAGCACCGGCGGCGGCATAGTTAGAATAAAAGAGTAACGACGGATAAGCATCAGAACCGGGAGTCGCTATAAGCAAATCGATAGACTCGTGAAAAGGACCGGTAACAATGAGGTTAGGCGTGTCCTTTGGTTTATTAGCAAACATCTGAGGGTTTTCTAACCTCGCATTGTGCATCGGTAATAGAAAGTACTTCATGTTTGAATACGCCTTTGCCTGCTCCTTCGTTTCAAAGAACGGGTCTTCTGTATACTTAGGAGTAAACAAGTTGCCAGATGTATCACGACCGAGTAATAATTGGTCATGCTGCAAAGACAGCAATGTATGACGGTTGCTTTCTGCATTTCTACGAACAACTTGCGGCATTTCCTCTATCCTACCTACAATCGTAGCTATATATTTCTGAACTTCCGGTATAGATGACATTTCCGTATGTCTTTTAGAAAAAGAGGCACAAAGTTTACACCCGTGCCTCTTTTATTCAACTTTATATCTCTTATTACAAGGCTACTTGCTGCTTTCTTTTGCAGGTTTACCCACTACAAATTCATAAACCTCTTTCAGCTTTGACTTCAACGTAGATTCGTCTTTTTTGCTAAACGAAGAAGATATTATGTCGTATTGAGACTTTACAAACTCATCAGCCGTTTTGAAAGACTTTATATGCGCATCACTTAACGATAGCGTTTTTCTTCCGAGTGTTACTTTTATTGCTCCCATAGAATTTAGATTAAATCAGTAAACACTCCGTTGCCCTCGATATCGTAGATTCCTAAGCCTTGCAGTACGATTGCATTAGCAACCCTGTACTTACCTGCAGGCGCTATAGTTAAAAAGCCGGTCTCCTCATCAAATAATACCGATGTAGGATTATTGCCCGAATCATTGATAAACGCATCCAGCGTTAAATCTGTACCATAAGTCGCAGTAAAGTCTGTACCAGAACAAGAACTTACCACCTGCGATACTCCTGAATTGACCTTCTTTAGTTCAACTCCGACAAGACCTTCCGGCACGGCATCCAAACCAAAGGCATGAGCCTTCTTAAACTCAGTCTCGTAGTTCACGCCATAGTAAACACCAATACGAGGAGCACCGACCGTTGAATTATCCGTTGCCTTTATGTAGTTACAATACATGGTTGCCTCAAAGCCGGCATAGTATTCTGTATCGCCCCTCTTTACGATTGTACCAAATATGTTATTTTGGTCGTCAATGCGGAACACGCGCAGTTTGCGTTTATTAAACTGTGCGGCTTGCTTGAATAAACACAAACCTGCATTCGGGCGATACGTTTCGCTGTAAGCAGATGTACCTGTAGGTTGCGGACCACCGAAGCCAATTTCAGAGGTCGCAATTTCGCCACCCGACGGACTGTTCTCTACAATATTTGTTATAGGGTATACTCTTCCTGTACCCAACGCACCGACAAAGCCTTGTAAAGAATCATTAAAAGCTGTCGGGTCGACAGGAAATAACGCCTTTGAATCTGTTACAAGGATTGCAACAGTTTTGCCTTCATTAAGTGTACAGGATTCTGCCCCTGTAAATGGAACAATATTCTCCGAACACTTACTTATAATTTTACCTTCCATCTTATTTTATATTAAAGGGTCTATTACTAATTTATTTTTCTCTTCTATCTCTCTTATTCGCGACGCATTGCACAATGTGTTAGGATGCAACGTTAGTTTTAAGCTATGTAGTTCTATGGCATCTATACAATCACCGTAACGCTCTATAAGTACGCCTTTTTCTCTTCCTGTTGTTGGAACTTCATACATTACATGAGGAATACCGGACAACGGCAGATTAAAATAAAGCGACTTGCGCAACTGGTCAAGGAAAGTGCGATAGATAGGACGAAGAAGAAGGTCGAAGGTTTCACGTTCGCGTTCTTCCGTCGTCCATCTATCTAACGACGATCCTATAAATGCAAGGTTATAGGTAATCGTTGTTGTTTCTGTTATTTCCTGACGTATAGGGTGAAAGGATAATAATGCCGGATACTTTAGCTTATCTCCGTCTTTAACATCTTTAATTGATAACAACGTCGAAGATACTTCGTTAAATGTCCCGGGATAATGCCAAAAGCTAAACAAGTCTTTATATATACATGATGGAGCGTATTCATAACAAGACAGCGCATCGAGAAATTTTCTATCGTTCCTCAACGCTTCACGCGTCATATAAACAATCGCTCCCATTATCTTGTTAGGCGTTATCATACTATATTGAACTCGTTTATTTTTTTTGTCATACCCTCGTTGATATCAGACATATCAAACTCTACATAATCGTCGCAATATTCATTCATGTGACTATATATCTCACGAATCATATCCGACATTTCGTTCCATGCAATAGACAAGCTCCGACGAGTAGATACAAGTACGGCATCGTCTATCTTTCCGATAACCTCACTACCGGCACTTGTGGTCTGCGTTAAATTGTCACGCTTCCAATAGAAATAGATATAGTTAGCAATAGGCGATACTTTAGTATTATCGTCAATTAATAAGACTTTTATCGCTTTTATTCTATCTTCTATATTATCGTCATTCAAATGCTCAACCAGATAAGAAGCAAACTGCTTGCCGAATACCTTCTTTAGAAAGTCTGCTTCATATTTTACAATATAGTCTTCGAGGTTGGATTCGCTTGTGGCGAGCATGGCAGCATTTGCCACACCTGCCGGAGGCTTACTCGTACGTTTGACATTTGGCACAAATAAGTTACGAACGAAATATGTAGAATCGATTAAAGCCATTTACTTAACCGCCTCAGCTTGTTTATTAGCAATAAGACGTTTTGCAAGGAGTGGATGCACCTCGTACACCTTGCCACCAGTAAGATGCTTTGCACCCTTTACACCTCTCACCGACACTTTATCGGTAAGGTTAACAGTATTCTCAGTTGTTGCCATTTCGTTATATTTTTTTGTTAAACATTATTGTTGCAACGCGGTTTTAATAGCGGCAAAGTCCCCAAGTATCCAAGAGCCTAAGTCTCTATCGTGCTGCTTCAAGATAAAGAACACCTCGCCGACAACAGTCTTTTCATTGTGGATAAGTTGCTCGTTAATCCAACCAAAGCGAAGCTCAAAAGAGGAATGCTCTTCTCTCCATGTGCGAGACTCACCAAGAAGGAACTTGCCTTGGTCAATAGCAGTAGATGTATATACATTAATGCCGTCAATCTTCTTTTCTCCAACAACAAAAGGAGGCAACTTGTAATTACCGTTAGAGTCCTGAGTAAACTGCATTACACGGAAGTCTCCCGGATGCATCCAAATTCCATCAGGAGTAAACCCTAATTGCTCCGAATGTAAAGCCGCAGCACCAATAGCCGCATAGTTGTCAGGATGTGGAATCATTCCATCTAATGCCGTTGAAGTATAAGTTACTGCGTTGGTAAGGATTTCGTTCATCACCTTATCCTGATAGTCACGCATAACATCACGCTCAAATAAATCAAGGATGTCATTATACAAGCGGTCGAAGTCTTTCTCAAACTCATCGGTAAACTCCATATGAGCCGCAGCCTTTAATCTCGTTACAATCTTATCCTCGAAAGTGTAAGAGACAAGAGGCTTTAATCCTCCTTCTGGTACAATCTCAGCCGTACCCTCTCTGGATTTCTGTTTTTTGAGAATAACTGTTGAAGGAACGTCCTTTACATGGCGGTTAGAAATCATATCTAAGATAAAGTTCTTAGGATATCTAATCAGCGCGATGTCGTTTTCTATCTGCACATTGTCAGAGAAAGAATTTGTCTGATTAACAGACGTTGCAACGGTTGTTGTCTTGTGGATTGCCGCTGCTCTAAACTGTAAAGGAAACTGAGTACCGCTTTGCATTGCACCCAAGATAGACGACCTGTTCTCTTCAAGAGTTTGGCGCAAATTAAACATCTTGTCGATAGCACTACGAATATTTGTAGACTTCAACTTATTAATATCCTCGCAGGCTTTGCGAACTTGTTCTTTAAGTTCGTCAGGAACATCAGCCTTAAATCCGTCCATCGCAGAACGAATTTGTTCTGCCAGCTTTTCATCTGATACTGATTTCTCACTATCAAGCATTGCTCTTACGTTGTCAAAGACAGAACCGGCGAAAGCCTTATCGCTATCGGTAAATGCACCGCCGGAACGCTCCTCCATTTTTTTAATGAACTCGTCTCTTGTCATTTTAATTTGTATTTTGAAGTTATTGAATTGAGAAAACCCGATTCCTTAGCCTCGTCGGCGGTCAAGAACGAGAATGCCTCGTTAATTGTTCTTATTTGCTCCTCATCGAATTGAGCCATACGCATATGAAATTGATTAACAGCATAGCTACTCCTTAGTTGTGCGTTAGGGTCAGACGAAAATGTTACAATACTGATTTCTGATAGGCGAATTTCATTAAGATAAAGAAGTCCGAGTTCTGCATCATACTCATAAGCACCCTCAGAATCAACATAGCTAAAGCCGTAACTTAACTGTTTTAACAAACCTTCTCTTATTTGTTTTAATGCCGTGTCGCAATACTCTATATCCTCCAATATAGTAGCACGGAAAAACAAACCGTAGTCATCTTCTCTTAGCTCTGTTATTGTACCTAGTATTTGCCTTCTATCATGTTGCAACAGAAGCTGTATCTTATTACCGGCATTTGAGTTTACACCTCTTGCATTAAGTGACTTCAATGTAGCACCCTGACGGACAACCTCTTTATAGTCGTTTGCCGAGTTCCAAACAATAGCATAACCGTTTATTTCACGGTCGGAAGCAGCGAACTTACTACGCTCCTGCTCTATTGGCTGTGCCAGATGTTCACCAAATTTTATACGGTTCTTATAATCATCCAATGTTTTCATAACGCTCTATTATTTTTTTAGCAACAGAATCATCAGACAATCCTGCCTCTTTTATAAGTTTTATATTCTCAAGTATTAGCTTATCTGATTCGCAACGGGTTTTATCATCTTGCGCCAAACACTCTACATCATCATAAATAGGCACAAACGTTTGATTTTCGGGCAAAAGGAAAGCACGGTTCAATGACGGGCAAACATCCTCACATACACCCTTTATAACATTCTGCCATAGCGTAACCTCAGCGGCTTTCTTATTTGCATAGGTTGGAAACTTGCGGTTAGGTATCAACTCTTTTTCTACTCCGAATATACCGGCGATGGCAGTAGCGTCGGCTTCTGTTTCGTCAAACGGTTGAAGCTCGCTGATAGAAGCAAGCGTCTTGATAAACTTCAACGGAACAGATGATGTACCCCAAATGTTTTTACCCTTTGTTAAGCCGACATCCTCCCTAAGCTCTTTTATTATATCGACCTGTTCAGCAGGACTTGCAATCATAGATTCAATATCTCCATTACGAGACTCAGATGCACGAGAAAGGATACCGGCAGCACCGTTGTTAACATAAACCTTATATCGTGCTTCATATACTGCCAGAAGTGCATTAATATTCTTTTCCACAGCACACAGCGGGGAACGCCCCTCAACACCCATCATCCGACCATTTGATTTTAGAAAGGTACTTGTATCGTGTACTACTGCATCAGGTGATAACTTTGCACCATTTGCAGATATTGCATAATGTTCTACGAGGTCGGAAATGTCTGTCATTTCGAAAAAAGAAGGAGAAGCCTTTTTATACTTTACAGATACGAGGTTCGGAGCAATACACCATATACTCGTTATCATATCGGGCAATGGCTTTTCGCTGGTGCAATAACGATACAGGTATCTGTTACCGTCCGATAGTTCCGAAAACACCATCGAGTAAACAAGGTCGCTAAATCGGCTTAGTGGGTTAGGGCGTTGCAGTAACTGATGTTGACGAGCCGACGGGATTATAGGATTACCGCTTAAATTGCGAATCTCATACCTAACAGAAGAAGCGCGAGTAGCTATAGCATCTATCGGATTAAAGACCTCCGAAAGCTCCAACGCAAGAGCGTACGCATTTGCTTGATTAAACTTAGTTACATTATTAGACCAGCCGAATAACGAATTAAAATGAGTGATAGCCTTTACAGACTTACCACCATCAATAAAACCTCTCCATTTCTCATAAAATCCCATAACAACAAAAGTATACTATGTAAAAAGCAGTCATTAATGTTTTTTGTCGCTTGTATTGCGGATGTTTGGTACTATTCGGAAAAATATGCGATTTTATGCGCATTTGCCGTACAATAGATTTTTATACTTAACCTTTAGCAAGCGAGCGGCGGAGCTACATATATCTATCGCATCCTTTTTGTGAGTATTGTCACCCTCTTTTAAGAACCCTGTCAAGTCTTTTATGAAATCGGAATACTCCTTGTCGTTTTCGTAGTCCTCATCAAACACAAAATACCTCTTTATAAACTCGTAGTTTGATAATATTCTTACCGTCTTATCTATTGTACTAACAAAGGATAATATCTCTGTGTGTAGGTCGGTAGGCTTGTTGTTTCGCAAAAGGACATAAGAAGCCAAACCGTTGCCGTTCTTTTCAACAAATAACTTCTCTGTGTTCTCCGAAGCGCAAAACTCTAACACTTTAGGCGTGTTAGCCTCAACACCGTGTTTGTTGTGAATAGTTTTGCGAACATATACAGCAAAAGTGTCACCATCTACCACGACAGTAAAGAAAGGACAAGAGAATTTATCGCCGCCGGTATCCGCTGTATCCAAAACGCCAAAACGGAAGTCTTCCAACTCATCAGGAATGTTCTTCATATTGGCAAACCTTAAAGAGGATTTAGGCAGAAGTAAGCCTTCTGCTTCTACAGGCTCTTGCATATACTCCGCATTCCATATTGAAGCGTCTATTCGTGATTTTATTTTACTATACTCAGCCGTTGTCTTGACCTCTTCGCAGAAGCTGACAAATTCGCCATCCTTTTCAATAAGAGCAGGCACACGAATAACGATAGCAAGGTCGCCAGATGATATAGCTTTACCTATAACATCATCATTAGTCCAACGAGTGCCGATAAATATCTCTGGGCAATTCTTTTCCATACGAGAATCATGCGCAGACTCCTTCCAGCTATTTGTCTTTTCCTGTACTGTACTCGATAGAGCAGATAACATATCCTTGTATAAGTCATCGGTTATAGCAATGTTTGCACCAAAGCCGATAATAGTACCGCCAACACCTGCACCGAAATAAGAAACCTGCTTCGCTGTTTCTAAATTCCATCCGCCGACATTCTGCTTGTCACGGCTTAAATGTGCCTCAGGAAATACATCACGTAGCTTTTGATTACGAAAAATAGCACGTGTATCATACGATAGTTTCTCGTAGAGTTTCTGCGTACAAGTGTTACGCATAACAGATAGTTCGGGGAAAGTACATAGCCAATAGGCGCAAAAGAGAGAAGTTATATAAGATTTGCCGGCACGTGGAGGCATAGACACACTTATTTTTACGGCACGACCAGCCTTATACTCATCTATGACAAACTGAAAGGCAATAGCGATTTCTTTAAGAAAGGGGCGGTTTATACGGAAAAACTCATAATCATAGTAACAGCAAAACGCCCAGAAGTTTTCTTTTGCGAGAGTTCTTAGGATTGGTTTAAGTTCTTCATAAGTCGGCATTACAGTTTATCTATAATAGCTTTTGCTTGGTCTGCAGTAAGAGGAACATCAGGAGCGACAGATGCGTCTATCTTTATCGGTTCATCCCATCCTAACATCTTAGATAGCCTGTCAATGGCGGCGAGTTTGCTATAGAAGCGGATTTCTATACCGTGCTTTGTTTCCTTGATTGATTGAATTGCCGCGTGCATAGTGGTAGGAATTGCAGATATGTCCGCTACAATAACAGTATTACCCTTCACGCTGATAATGTCGGTAACCTTTACACGTACAATGTCTGCAAGCACTTTTAAGGCTTCTTCTTTGGTAATATCAGACTTTTTTTTCAGTTCGGATTGCAATTCATTTACCCTACCCGTAATATACCCGTTTTTCAATAATTCAGATGACCTCTTGTTTACAGTTTCATCCTTCATCTTATTGCAAGAATATGCACGGCGATAAGCATCCGAAGCATTGCCGCACTCAACATAGTAGTTGCAAAAATTTTCTTGCTTTATTGTTAAACTTCTAATCGATGGCATATTCTCAAGGTTAAACTGTCATTTACGGATACAAGGTTTTTTAATTTGCGAACCGAATAACTAATAACGCGGTCCGATTTATTAAACAGAGAACCAATAGAACTATAGCTATATCCAACCGTGTGCAACTTATGCCAAACACAGGAACGAATTACTGCAGCGTCAGATGATGTATCTTGAGCTAAGTCTTCTAAACAAATACCGAGCCTGTCTTCTATTTCCTTTATTTCAAATCCGGGTATCATCGTTTTAATTCTTTACGATATTCGCATTAACAGTTATTCGGAATTTGGATGCTTTCTCTATAGAGGGAACTTTCTCTATAAACTTACCATCAAGTAACAAGCCAAGTACTTCATAGATTGTTGACATTGCGACATCTTCACATTCAATGCTTGCAAAGATATCACCCGACGTAAATTCGGAGTCCTCACCTACTATATACTTTAGTATTGAAGTTCTATGTTTTGTTAAGCGCATTCCTCTTTGTTGAAGAAAGGACTCAAAGGCTTTAACTGTTGCATCCATACATCTGTCTCCTTAATTACAAATTTATGTTAAGATTTTCGGGCAAACCCCGAAAACAAATAGTTTATATTTACATAACGATTTCCATCTTTAAGCCTATCGGCTTTCCATCTTGGAAATATAAGACAAGTAACCAAACAATATACAATGGCTATATATAGCCCCATTTGCGAACGCTTTCGGTTCGCATCAGTTCGCATCAGTTCTGCAATTTTATTTATACTGTTGATTTTTAGCATTTTAACATTTTAAAGGTTGTTGCCCTTTTAGGCACGATATCTAATACTATGATTACACGCTAATATTAGCGTGTAATCTCCTCTTTTTGTATCCTTTTTGAAGCCATTATTATGCTCATAAACACCTCATTATATCATATTGCTGAGAAAGTAGGGCACGAAACTCCTTCTCCTCATCTGAGGGCACAAGTTTTATAGACCGTTTTAATGACGACCAATCATCACGAATGAACTCCCTTATGTTTCGAAACTCTTTAGCCGACAATATCCCGGACGCATGACGCTCGCGAGCATCGTTTAATACTTCTGACTCCGACTTAACTAAAATATCGCGACACAACATTCGTTTACGCAACCCTGTGCCTTTAGGCGTTAATATATCACTCTTAAATTTTATAGCGCGCCAATCCCGAAAAAACACCTCTACCAACTTGTGAAGATTCTTAGGAGAGAAGAACTCTTTTACCGTTTGATTCTCTAATCGCCGATAAGCAGTTTCTATCCTTAGTATAGGATAGGTCGGAATAAAAGGAGTTTTCTTGTCTGCCATTTCAAACACTTTATCGTATGCCTTAAAATATTTACGCTGATGTCGACTAAAGATTGTTGTTTTTATCCTCTCATCTTTGTATCTGGGATTTACATACATCTTTCGTTCATCTGTAACTACCATCTTATCAAGATAGACGCGACACGGCTTAGACACATTAAGGTTAATGCCTACTTCTACATTATATATACGCGAATCATCAGGAATGCGCTTTTCTCGAATAAGAGCCTCAGCCGCTTCAACAGCCTGCCTCATTGTAAAAAGGTCAAAGTTTGTGCGAGAATTCTTTGTGCTGTCATTATAGAACTTATGCAAGCTACCCTCTACAGTTAGCTTCCTATTGGTCGCTATACGAATAGATATTCCCTTATGCTGAGTAAGGTTCTTGGTCGGTGCATTGTCGTAATGGATAGTACCGACACGAGTTAAAACATCAAGGCTATTATGTTCTGCTATAGCCTCAGCCTCATCCAAATCGAGGCATAACTTTTGTATTGTAAGCAAGTCTATCATTTATAATCCTCCTTTTTTTAAAGCCTCATCCAAATCACTACGGCGGACATAGCGTTTTTTTGAGCCGTCTATATTTATTTCCTTTATTAATCGTTTGCGTATATATGAATAATAGGTAGTTTTACCTATTCCCAAAAAAGAGCGAACGTCAGAAGGAGACATAAATTCCTTTTCTTTCTCTCTCAATAGCTGCTCCACCATTGAATGAGTAGCAAATATAGCCGCTTGAGCAGCACGCCACTCGTCAATAGGTATCTGTATTACCGCCTGTGATTTCATTTGATTGCTTTTTGTTTCACTATTACTCCGAAAGTGAGCTATTCTTCAATATCTCCTTCTCGATTATTTCTTTCGCGCTAAATCCGAACAAACCCTTTTTCAACCTCCGAATGTCAGCCATAGACATTTCAGATATGTAGAAGTAAAAGGCTTCGTGCGCATTGTCAAAATTCCTTGCAATAGCATTATCTGGCTTGGCTTCCATGCTCTTACCTATTGCCTTAATCATCGCTTTTGCATAAGCTGGAAACATCTTGTATTCAACCTGCATTTGCTTGCAACCAGCGAGCGGACAACCTACGCAACCATGACGAGAAAGGCTATAAGGTGCATCATAATATTTTGAATAAGGAAGTCCTCTTTTTCGGATATAAGCCCAAACTTCGCTTTTAGTCCAATTAAGAATAGGAAGTATATGCTTCGCTCCTTTCATCCATTTACGGGTATCGCATTGCTCCGGCTCATAAAGTGAACGGGAAGGACTTTCTTCTGACCTCATGCCCTCAATAGTGCGTCTGCCTATGCCATACTGCTCTTTTAACTTCTCACAGCACCATCGACGCGTACGGCTTGGCAAACCCTTCTTTGCCACAAGCTGATAAAAAGATTCTTTCGGGTGCTTTATTTCTACTTGTGGATAATTCTTCTTTAGAAATTGAATTGTTCCGGGAGGGTCTACCGTTGTGTTGGCATACACAGCCTCGAACTTAACGCCTGAGCGTTCTGCCAAATCAAGTATAACAACGCTATCCTTGCCCGCAGAGAAGCCTAAGCTATAAGGCTCTTCCCTCTCTAACTTCTTTAGAAAGTCGACAGCTTGTTGTTCCTTCTTATTCATTCACTATTTTTTAAAAGTTAATCCACCAATTACCAAGATGATATAGCCCATACCCTCCGATGCAAATCAAACCACCCCACCAAATAAATTGGTAAGCAACTCCAAAGAAGCTATTATCTTTATAAAACCGCCAGTTGTAGTTATGGTCTCCAAACACAAAACCAGCTCCAGCGCAAAGCCTAAAAAATAGACTTAGAACAATCCATGTAATTATAAACTTCAATCTCCAATCCATATCTCGCTATTTTTTATTCTATAATATTCTTTAATGCTCGCTCTGCATCTCTTAAGCCATCCAGCGCATCATCAATGTGTCGTGTATTCTCGTCGTCATAATCCGCATCCATTAATACACTTTCAAGATCAGATATCAATCCGTCAATCTGATCGTTTATATACTTTATTTCTTTCTTGTCCATGTTTCGCTATTTTTTAAATATTTGAAACTGCAATGTAAATTTAAACTCTTCCCGGAGTTGTCGTATTTGCAGTATGGTGTCCGGGGATTCACCATATTGAAAAAAGATTGTACGCTCTTTTGTGTTGCATTGGATTCCTTTTTTTCGCAACCGGTAGAGTATGTTTGCTCTACGCTTTAGCTTTTTTTTTGGGGGGGGGGATTCATGATTCATGTCTTTTTAGATTAGAATAATAATGTTTGATAATCATCTGAATCAAATCCTAATTCAGCAACCTCTTCTTTAAGTTCCTTGATATTCTTTTTCCAACCTCGACGGTCGCCTTTAACTTCAGGGTCGTTATTATTGAGCATTGATTGAATATCATTTATTTCTCGTATCATCTCGTATGCTGAATAATCGTTTGAATAACAGTTCGGGCATAGCATATCCCCTCTATTCAATCTTGATTTACGAGTGTCGTTTAATTCGACCCACTTCTTGCATTTACTGCATGGTACTGGCATTTCCATATAATTCATTACTTTTTAAAATATCACATCCCAGCCTTCATCATAACAATGCTCCTGATAATTGTCAGAAAATTCATCAGGAGTGCACTCTTCTCCATCTGGCATGATAATCTTTTCGTTTTTCATCACAACAAACTCATTCTCTGAAAAATAGTAATGAGAAACGTTACAGCCTTCTCTCATTGCTTGAATAGCTTCTTCTTTTGTCATATCGCTTTTACTCGGTTGCCTATACACCGGAAGGTTTATATTCACTAATTTTTATTAGCAACTGCCAAATCTGTAGGATGTAAAACCAGATAGGTTCTCGCTAGGGAAAAATCCCAACTCGTCTAACCTCTTCTTATCATCCTCAGTTACTTTTTTAGAATCAATATCCACATACAACTCATCATGTTCACAATGTGTCGGGAACTGTGGATTACCATACTTCAATAAAATTGTCAATGCTTCTATTAAATCTTTCATATCTCGCTATTTTTTAATTCTGATTTATTCTAACTTTAATTGCTCCTTGGAAAGAATTCCTCCATCAACAGCCATTTGTGCAGCAGCTTGCGGATTGCCTCCGTTTTTAATTATATTGATAACTTGCGCCTTTACTTTATATCCATCAATTACAACTTTGCCTATATCTGCAATTGCCTTTGCTGTTTCAATGTCAATTTTTTCATTATCAGAGGCTTTTTCATCCTTATTGTTTTTAAGCATTTCAATAGCTTCAAACAGATGAGTGTTTAGTGAATCAATATCAATCTTTTTCATACTCTTTTATTCTTTTATTCAGCTTGTTAATAGCTTCGATAGCTGTTCTTATTTCCAAGGGGTATTTTGTGTGGCGATTCCTTTCTGCTAATTCAGCATTTGAGATACATTCAAGATTAGATATTACGCAGTTCATTGGATTCCCATCTTTAAATACAACGTTAAAACCATCCGGGATTTCTCCATGATGCTCTTCCCATATATGTCGGTGTAAAAACATCCAATCACCTTCCGATATTCTTATAAATTTATATCTAACTCCATTTCTCAACATTCTATCAGTAATAGTTCCATCTTCCTTGGTTGTATGCGGTTTATTTCCTTTTTTCCAAAGGTGTCTTCTTGAATTATTGATAGACTCTTCGGACTTCATAAAATCACTCCACTTCTTACCCTTTGTTTTAGGAACATGACCTTTTCGGAATTGAGTTCCAGGAGATAGGCTTTTCCCCTTTTCCATTCTTCCGCTATCCGGTGAGTTCAGGAACTCCTTGCTTTTCTTTATACCATACCTTTGAGCCGTTCTGTAAATGCAATAGACCTTAACATTAAACATCTTTGCTATTTTCTCTGACTTCATGTTCGGGTATAGCTTAACGATCTTTTGAACATCTTTAGACGTTAATCTTTTATTCTTCATGTATTACTTGAATATTTTATCGATCACAGAGCGTTTTTTGTTCATATCAGGATGACAATAAGTATTTAGTGTAATACTAACATTAGAGTGTCCAAGAAGCACACTTGTAGTCTTCACATCGGCACCGCCCTCTATACAGTAAGTGGCAAATGTGTGGCGCAGTCCATGAAATTTCATCGGAGGAATATCCAGTCTTCGCATCACCTCCTTGTAATAGTTACGGTAGGTTCTCGGCTCTGTTGGTTTGGATTCATTTGTAAGAACATAGAAGTCTTCATTAACTACTTTTTTGAGAGCCTTGAATTTTGTCAGCAGTTTCTTAGAAATCGGAATTTCTCTTTCCGAGGCTTTAGTTTTAGTGCTGTCCAAATTCAATACAGTATGTTTGTGACCATCCTCCTCTATAATATACACTCTCTGTATTGTTTTATCGACACTGATTACACCATTAATTACATCGATGTCACTCCACGTCAATGCACATATCTCTCCAATACGCATACCTGTATGCATAGCAACGAGAAGCCCGATATTCTTGAACGTGAAGTTCTCCATCAGATAATCTGATAATTTTTTGTAATTAGGCTTTGACAATACTTCCATTTTATTACTCCGGTTGGACGAGGTTGGAAAAAGAATGTCAAACCCTTTGTAGTCCCATAGCCCCTTTTTCATTCCAAATTTCAATATCATTTTCAGACATATCAACACATCGCCAATAGACTTCTTCGCTAATACTTCTCTGTCAAGTAATTCATAAACCCACTGTTGAACTTCTTCTTCTTTTATATCCTCACATTCTCCAAATTTTGGAAGAAGATACCGATGATACAACATCACATATGATGAGTAAGAAGATATTTTCACTTGTTTCTTTTTTTCTTCCGCCCATATAGGGAATAATTCTTTTAGCGTCATTGGTTTTTCCTTTCTATATAATTTGTTTTCATACTCACAATACGTTTAGAGTAACCCTAACTCTTTTAGATACACATTAATCTGTCCATCCAATTCTGCACGTCTGGTTTCAAGTTTTTTGATATCAGCCAGAACTGCATGAATATTAATCTCCTCTTCTTCTTCGAAAGTGTCTACATATCGGGGGATATTGAGATTAAAATCGTTGTCTCTTATTTCTTGCAGTGTAACACAATGGCTATATTTCTCTATTTCTAACCGATTTCGATACGCATTAACAATTTGTTGAATATGCTCCTTTTGTATTAGATTTTTGTTTTTTGCCTTCTCGAAATTCTTGCTTGCATCAATAAACACAATGTTGTCATCTGATAGCCTATTTTTCTTAAAGACTAAAATACAAGTGGGAATACTTGTTTTAAAGAAGAGGTTTGCCGGAAGACCAATAACAGCGTCAAGGTAATTTTTTTCCTCAATTAAAAATCTACGAATAACACCTTCTGAACTACCTCTAAATAATACTCCATGAGGCAATACTGCAGCCATTATTCCATCAGGCTTTAATTTGTAGACCATGTCTTGTATAAAAGCATAATCTGCTTTACTCTTCGGAGCAAGCTTTGCGCAGTCCTTAAATCGTTCATCATTTAAATACGATGCATCTGCACTCCATGAGGCAGAAAATGGGGGGTTGGCTATAACTGTTTTCATTATCTTAAAGATTTAAACTTTTGTAATCTCAGAAAAAGGAGAGTCTTCCCTGTATGTCAAAACGTATTTGTTTTTCACATCCTTAGACAATACATCTCCATGATACACGACAGCCTCAATACCTCTTATTGACATATTAAGCAACAGTATCGGTATTGACCTATCCGACATCTCCCAGCACTCTACAGGGTGTTCGGTAGAAACGAACTTATCTGCCAGAGTTGACTTTCTAAACCACCAATTAGCAATTATTAGAGAACCATTACCGGCAGTGGGCTCATATATCCTACCTACATCTGTACCCGTTAACTCAGATAACAATACACCAATCATATTAGGAGTAAAATCTTGCTTACTTTGATGCCTTTGTGATAACTCTTCTTCATATATATTTTGAAACCAATCGTAAGAAAAATCACAATTTAAAGCAATAAGCTTGTTGTATATTTTATCTCGTTCATCCGTATTCTCAAAAAGAATACGGAATATTGCTTCTGGGAGAGAAAGTATATCATTGATGTTGAACACATCTTTCAAATCTTTTATTGTCATATTTCACTTATTTTTATATAGGGCAGGAAGCGCCCTGCCCTATTAAATTAATCTAAAACAATCCAATCCTCAGCCAAAATATCTGAACTGGATGGAGACCATCCTACAATCATATTGCTTGGATGAACAATAGCAAATTGGTTGCTGTAATAAATAGAGTCAATCTGTTGTGCTGGGTCATTAAAGCGCCTATCAAATTCGTCTTTGACTGACTGAGGCAAAGACTGCATTTTAGGTACAATTTCCCGATTAATTACGGATGGAACTTGCATAAAAACAAAACCATCCCAACCCTCACACGTAACTCTTTTACCCGCTTTAAGGGCTTCTAACGCTTCTGAAAATCTCATAATACTATTTGGGTTTTACAAAGCCCTCCCAAGGCTTACTCTCTTTTTTTAATGGTATACTTTCATATTCTATTTGTTTTTATGGGTATTAGTCGAAACTTATAACTGATGCCCTTTGTTTAATAACATTCATGTTTTTGCTAACAAGGGAGATTATTTTATCGTGATATTCAGTATTCTTATTTTGTAACCCACGACTTTGAATAACCTTGAATTGTTTCAAATCGACTTCTACCGTTTCGGTTCTCTTACCATCTACTTGAGCAGAGAAAAGCAGAGAATCAGGCTTCATATAGTATTCATTTGTAAAAACGCAATGATGCAATGCATCACCCTCTTTCATCACGTCCCTGACGCTCTCTAAAACACGAATTTCGATTTCCTTAGAAGTAAAGGCAATCCCAAAAAAAGCCGATTTTAACTCATGGAATTTCTTCTCATCCTTAAGCATCTTCTTTCGCTTACGTTCAGCAGCCATCTTGTCAAGTATTCGCCTCTTTTTCTTCACAAGTATATTATGTGATTTGTTCAGATTTTTAGGACAGACATAGTGAGCATTACGTAAATCTTTTCCGAAGTATTGAAGCAGATCGATATAATCAAACCATATCTTTGCGTCTTTGACCTTGTATTTGTTCCGCAAACATATTTTTATTGAGCACCAATATTTATCTACATCACTTGAATAGTTGGCATAATAACTTAAAAAGCTGTATTGCCTTGCTTTCAATAGAGTTTCAGCTTTCGGACTATCAGGTAGTATTTTTACTGCTTCTAAAAAAGTAAAACCTTGCAATCGAGAATCTATGCCATATTTCTGGTATTCTTTTTTGAAAACAGAGTCTGGATGATATTTGTAAGGATAACACTCATTTAACTGATAAGAGTAATAAGAGCCTATATTTTTCTTTCTTATCTCCAAATCTCCACACCACGCCAGATTTCCCTGAGGGTGTGTACGAGCGACAACCTCACGTTTACCACTCGGTAATATCCAATGTTGCAAAACTTCCCAAATGAAATATTTCGGTACAGAAGCCACTTTGTAGTAGGCGAATATTTCAAAGTGACGTACCACTTGAAATTCTTCGATAAGCTCTGCAATAGCGAAACATTCGCGCTGTTTGTTCGTCCTCTTTTTTGATTGCTCTACTTTTAATTTAGCACTACAATGAGGGCATGCTGCACGTTTTCTTTTTACTAACTCTGGAGAAAAAGAAGAGCCACAATCCATACAGAGGACTCGCGATTTAGTCATATATCCTACATGTTCTAAACACTCGACCTTAGCCCAAGAAAGCACTTTATTCTCTAAGCAGGGAAGTTGTTTGGAATGCTCCATTACTTCAACCTGTAATTTAGTACGTGGCTTCATTTCAAAACAGACTTAATTGTTCGACAGGTTCGACTTTTCTCTTCGGCTTTTTCTGTGAAACAGATTGTTTTGCCGGCTTATCTCCAGCAACAACATGATTGACCACAACACGCCCACTAATAGGCTTACCAACATTAAGATTGTCTTCATCATAGTAATGAACAGCCATGCAGAAGATTTCATCATCCGCAAATCCATTACAGCCGCTTTTCTTAACTTGATTGAGAATGTAAGTACAGCAGTCATTGATGTTCTTGCCTTCTTTTGCGTAAGATATAGCGAACAGGCTGTCATTCTCTGCTCGGTTATCCAAATAAGCCTTAATTGTATCTTTAAATGCTTTTGTTGATTCCATAATATTGCTGTTAGTATTTCCTATATTTTATTCTGATTGATTAATTCTCAGATGCTCATCCTTGTTGATAGTGTGTCCGATGATTTCTATTACACCCTCATCTACCATACTGGAAAAGACTTCCTCAAAATCGCACATGATAGCCTTTTTTAGTTCCAACTTTAATGCACATGAAGGATGCCGCTTTTCGTGCTGCTTTGCCGCTTGGATAGCCTCTATACAGGCAATAATGTTTTTTCTCATTGTTATATATCTTTTAATTTGTAGGCGGTAAAGGCGTCGAACCTCTTTTTCTTTCGTGCGAAAGCGTTTTACCATGTAAACTAACCGCCCAGATGCCCGACGCTTCGGGCATTGTGTGTGAATTATTGAAAATGAAATTAAATAAGCCGATTTGCACGGCGAGACATCCTTTGTGCCTCTGTTAGTTGTTAAATTGATTATTATTAAAAAGCCACTATTGTGGTGTTTTTTCGACATTTTCACTATTGTAAGGAAACACATCTACTATCTTAGTTTCCTTGATAGATTCTATCACATAGTCAGCCATCGTACCCGACATGCCATCTACTAACACTCGTTTAGCCTCATCAATATCTGATGCCTGCATTAGCATATAACATCCGGTCTTTCTCTCAGCTCCGCTTACTTCGTCAAGGGTGATGAAATTTACTTTTGCTTTATAGAATCTATCGCCATTCTCGTTATAGAATAACTCGTGAAGCCTTTCTCTTTTAATTGCTGATACCGTGAACTCGCCGGACACAAAAGGGCGAAGTTCCTCTATCATACGAGCCTCAGCTTCTGTAAATGATAGAGCGTCTATCAAATATGGCTCGGTTATTTTCTTTTGCATTCCGTTCTCCATCGTTTTGTCATAGGAGACTTTTACTTCAAACCAATTGTGCATAATTGTATAGTTTATTTGTTAGTATTATTCTTTATTTGTACTCGGAAGCCATTTTATTGTAACCTCAGCGTCTAGCGATCCAGTACCGTTGCAATCGGGGCATGGATTCTCTTTATACTTGTCAAGCGCAATTTGCTCAGATTGAAAATAGCCATAGCCATTACAATAAGGACACGTATAACGTTTCAGCCTGTAAACCTCATCGCGAATACGTTGTTGAGGTGACACATGTATTGTTTGATGTAATGAACTCATCGCTCTTCGTCATCCTTAAGCCATCCTCCACAATGAGCGAAGAACAATGCCAATACAATCCATGAGAAATGATAAGCCATGTAAATAGCTATGCCGTAGTCCGGAGAGATGTCCGAAAACACTCCCATTAGCAGGCAGAAAGCAGTTAGTAGTCCGAGTATGTAATTCTTCTTTTTCATCTGAGTTTTATTTATAAGATGTTGCTGTTAAATATTCACGTAGTATATCTATAGCCTCAACAGCAGAATAACACACGACATAATGATTGCCTACTGATGTAACTTGCTTTTGAAACTCTATTTGCTCCGGAGTCTGTTTATTCTTTCCAGATTTGAACTCTATGTATAGAGAATGATAATTCTTGTTAGGTATAGCGAGATGAATATCTGCTACTCCTGATTCAATACCGATAGCCTTTGACCGGCGAGGATTACGTTTGCCCTCATTACAAGCATGGTATAACAGCTTGCCTAACTTTGGAAACATAACCTTTGCCGTACGGATAAAGGCGATTTGTATATCGTCCTCACTATGCCTCATCACACGAGCAGGTTTTACGTCGTTAGCCTCATCTTTCTTTGCTAAATAACAGCTAAGGCAAACGCCCGAACCTTTTACCAACAAGGACGTTTTTGCGCAATATTTACAGGTGTAAGTTGTCACGAGCTATTAGTTTTTTTCTTGATAAATATCTTGGAGAAGTCTTACCGCCTGAACTAGGAAGTACTTTAATAAAACCACCAGCAATTAGCGCCTTTACCCTCGCTTTGCCTCTAAGGGTATAAGCCTGATTCAACGATATTAGGTCAGGGTCACGCTTAGACTTCAACGCACGCGATACACGCTTCTGCTCCTTAAGAGCCTTGTAAAGCTCCTCTGCAAAATTGATGTCGGAGATTACCTCCTGAACGGCTCGTTTGATGTCTGCGTATTCCACTTTGTGAACAGTTTGGGTATTAAATCAATTTTGCAGCCTTTACCGATGCAAGCAATGTACCGCCTCTCTCTATTGCAGTCTTTCTAATCTTATTAGGTATTTCACCCTCTGTGTGGAACTTTAATGCATTGCGTACTGTACCCTCTGATACATTCAAGACTCTTGCGATTTTCACAGTCTCACCTCTCTCTACTATAATTCTCTTCATACTTAATTATATTTTACTTGTTTTATTTATCTTTGTTTATTGTGCGCTTCGTTGCCGAAACATTGCCGCTTTGCTTTCGCAGTGTTGCTGTTTTGTTTTGCAAACATCGCAAATATATTTTCACAAAACAAGCAAAACGCAAATATATTTTCAATGATTAAGGATAGAATTGTTAAATTACTGGAAAACAGAAACATACCGAAGGGAGTGTTTTTCTCCAAAATAGGTATGACGACAGCCAACTTTAGAGGGGAGGCAAGAAAAACACCTTTAAACTCGAACACAATAGTAAATATATTATCAGAACTTCCTGACATTAGTGCCGAATGGCTTCTAACTGGTAAAGGCGAAATGTTAAAGAGTAATGTTTCGACTTTTACTGAAGAGCCTACTGCACTAAAGGCACAAGTCGGGCTACTCAAAGAGCAACTAAAAGCGATAAGCGATAAATGCGATGACCTTTTGAGGCAGAATGGCGAACTGTCAGCAAAGTTAGCCAACAAACGGTTGCCTTCCGGAAATAGTATACATCGTGATAGAGGCGCGAACTCAGAACTAAAATTGTGATACTCATATGAACCGAATAATACTAATAGGCAATGGATTTGATTTAGCACATGATATGAAAACCAGTTACAGAAATTTTCTTGACAAATATATTTTAGAAATAAAAGAATCCATTGATAGAAAGAAATTCAATAATGAATATTTTTTATATATGGATACTCTATCTTTCATCTCAAAGGACGAAAAAAAGCACTCTGCCCCATACCCTTTCTGTTCAATGACAAACAATCCCAAATTATTAGAGAAAGTTGGACTATCAGAGGGGTTTTTCTATTTCAGAAATGAATTTATACAATCTCTATTTGTGGAGCATTCATTAGAACACTGGGTGGATATTGAAAATGAATATTATGATTCTCTATGCAAAACGATAGACTATACAGACCACGAAGAAAGGGCCAAAGACTTAAACGAGTCCTTTAATTCTATAAAAACGAGATTGAGAAGTTATCTACTTGAGCAATCAAAAAATGCTAAGGCAAAAAAGATTCATGAAAAAATATTCTCCCCAATAGATACATCCAATCTAAGCAAAGGAGCAAAGGAGTACTTCATCAGAGACCTCATCAGAAAAATACCGCCTAAAGACAACAGGGATGCTGTCAAAGATTTTATAAGAAAAGAATTGAATCACATAAAGTACGATTCCCCTTATTTTGATTTATGTACTAGCGATTTCGAATATGCAATTCAAAAGTTTTATGAATACTTTCCAGATGATAGGCCGGGGAAGCTGTCTGAAATCGACTTTAATTGCATTAGAACTCCAAGAGAGATACTATTTTTGAATTTCAACTATACTGATACAAGCGACTTCTACAAAGCTTCATCTACTATAACAAATCATATACATGGAGATCTTTTTGACGAGAAAAACCCTATGGTTTTTGGCTATGGAGATACTAACAACGACTGCTATAAAAGAATTAAAAAATTAAAGAATCCCGAATTCCTCAAAAACATAAAATCAATCAATTATCCAAATACGGAAAATTACAATAGCCTCATCCATTTTATAGGTTCTGACCTCTATCAAATATTTATCATGGGTCACTCTTGTGGCAAGTCTGATATGTCACTGCTTAAAACCTTGTTTGAGCATGAAAATTGCGCATGCATTAAGGTCTTTTATCACAAGAGAGAGGGATCAGACAATTATAGTGAAATAGTAAGGAATATCGCACTGTGTTTTGATGACGAATCCTTGATTCTCGAGCGAGTTGTAAATAAAAATTTGTGCGAACCTTTGCTTGACTATTCTTACTCCAGACAATATGTATGACGTTATTTGAATTATACAAAAGAATAACATTATGAACAATTTTATGCTTTTTTGGCGAATAACAATAAATAAATCTTAATACATGAACCGGGTAATACTCATAGGAAACGGCTTTGACTTAGCTCATGGCATGGAGACCAGCTACAAGAACTTTCTTGATAACTATATAAATGAAGTCTCTAATAAAATAGACAAAGAAGCATCCACCGTTCAAAACAACATAGTGTTTGAGGATAAAATTATTGCGGTTTCAAAAAGACCTTTGGATGAACCTTCTAACTTTAAATATGGGTATGATGGAATTAGAATGCTATCCATTGAATTAACTCCTCTTAAAACATATTCTATACATTGCAAAAACAAATTTGTTCATTCCATTTTGAGAGACAAAGAAGAGAAATCATGGGTCGACATTGAAGAAGAATATTATAAGGCACTATGTGATATATTAAATGAGAAAAACGAAGAGGCGCAAAAAGATAGAATCAAAGACCTGAACAAATCGTTTTCTTTCATTAAAGAAAAGCTGCATGAATATCTAAAAACACAAAAAGCAACTCAACCCATAGAAGACATATATAATAACATTTATTCTCCTATAAATTTTGATGATCTAACAATTGAACCTTCTAACGCTTTATTAAAGGAAATAGAGGAGGTTCTTTTATCGCCAAAAACAGACGAACAATCGAGAAACGCTCTTGACAAATATTTTGAACAAAGACGAGGATGTTTTCAATCAGAAGACACTCCATATGGTTTTTTCATAAAAAGAGGAGAGTTCCGAACAACATACAAGGATTCTGATACTAATTCTGATATTTTAGATAAAAAGGAATTTCTGTCAAACCACCTCTTAGATGACTTAAGAGTTCCAAAAGATATACTATTCCTAAATTTCAACTACACAGGTACCGAATGCCTTTATATAAGAGAGCGTCTTTCTGTAAATCATATACATGGGGCAATAGAAAGCGAAGATAATCCTATTATATTTGGATACGGAGACGAATATGATGACAATTACAAAGCGATTGAGAAATTAAAGAATAATGACTTCCTTGAAAATATTAAATCTATAAACTATCTAAATACATCCAACTATAGGAATCTTATTTCCTACATAGACTCCGATTATTACCAAATATTTATTATGGGGCATTCGTGTGGACTTTCAGATAAGACGTTACTTAAAACTCTCTTTGAGCATAAGAACTGTGCTTGCATCAAGCCGTATTTTCATGAAAAAGAGAAGTCAGATGATTACAGCAATCTTGTCATGAATATTTCACGATGCTTTGACGATAAACCACTAATGAGAGAGAGAGTCGTAAATAGAATACAGTGCCAGCCATTAGTCGACAAAAAAGAATAGTAGCAAAACAAATAAAATGTTTAGAGTTCACGACCCAAAAAGGGTATGTTTAGAAAATGTTTAGAGCAAAAGAGCAACCAACTGATTATAACAGTGCAAAAAAAGACTCTTAATCAATGGGTCGAGGGTTCGAGCCCCTCCCGGGTCACTTTAGAATGAAGCAGCTACTAAACAGTAGCTGCTTTTTTTGTTTATAAAAATGAGACCTTCCTCAAGCCTTATAAATACGAGCTTTGTAAGCTGAGGTGTAACCTACGAGTGCAACAATAGATGTAATTTGTTTCAAAGGCAAAGTGTTGAAAAACAACACTTGACTTTTAGCTATCAAAATAACAAGATGCTAGCATTTTGCCCCTTTTACTTACACGTAAATATTAACACTTTAGCCATTGACCTGAAAAACCCGACCTTCGACTCAATTGGACGCTTACTCTTACTCAATTGGACACATCCTCTTGAG